CGGCTTGTATATTGCCAATCAGACCGCTTTCTAATCCACTTTCAACCCACTATCATTTATAGAGCAGTCAGACTCCTTATATATATAAGGAATAATTCGCGAAGGAAAAGTAGGAACAGGACTCCTTTAGTCCGTCCTGTCCCTACTACGCTACGCTATTTCCGTAGCGTTCTCCTAAATGAACAAACAAAGCTGGCAGGGCTGGGCTGGCTCGCACGCGCTCACACCTGCTGAAGAACGAAGTTGGTTATCAGGTGGTGGGTGTGGTACAATCGTGAAATGAACAAGAGTAAACCAGGTTTGTATGCCAACATTAACGCCAGACGCAAGGCTGGCACTAGCCGTCCTAAGTCTAAAAGCACCATCAGCCCCAAGGTGTGGCGGCTAATGAAAGCCAAGAAGGGCGGGTTTGAACCACGATAGAGAGCAACTGAAGGTGGCACATAAGTTTATTGCCCTGCTTCAGAGAGAGAATGCCCAGTTGCATGGCGTGCTACGTTTGCTAGGTCAACTGGTAGACGATATGAATGCCAACTGCTCCTATGAGGTCTTTGAAGTGCAATGGAACAGCCTGACAGAGCAGGTCAAGAGGCTGTCAGGCTTCTTTGAGAGCCACCAGAAGGCACTACAGTCGCTTCAGGACTCGATTCCTGACGTTTGGGACCAAGATGAGGTAGATGACCTTGAATCCTAGAGAACTGCCATGCAATAGTCCGAGGCGCACACCTGGCGAGGCGCGTAAATTCGTAGTCCGCGCCTGTAAGGATGGGCAAAGCAAGGTTATTCGTTACGGCGACCCCAAAATGACTATTAAGAAGAGCAATCCAGAGCGCAGGCGTAGCTTTAGAGCTAGGCATAAGTGCGATAGCAACCCTCCCAACAAGCTAACGGCGCGCGCGTGGAGCTGCAAAAACTGGTAAAAGCAAGCCGTGACTACCCATCTAAACCGCACACAATCGCTTCAGGATCGTTTATACGGGGTTTTGAACCAAGAAATGGGTCGCGCAGGCTCAATCTCTATAAACAGCTCTATATTGAGAGAAGAGCCGCAAGGCAATTATGGCCTGAATTTGATAGAATGCAGGTGTTGTGGAGAGTTTAAGGAAGTATCAAAATTTAGCATAGATAGGTCAAGCAAGAGGGGTTATAATAAATTTTGTAAGCTATGCAAAAGCATTGGAAAGCCACAAGACATGCCCAAAGTGGCAAAATTTTGTTCTGAATGTGGGGCAGACATTACTCACAAGGTTTTCTCTGCCGCAACATGTTCATCAAAATGTGCAAGCATTAGGTCAGACAAGAGGTCCAAGGGCGACCAATTCTTGATATTCAATAGGGATGGATGCAGGTGTCAGTATTGCGGAAGGACACCATCCGAAGATGACATCAAAATAGTGTGCGATCACATTGTACCAAAAATAGAAGGTGGCGAAGATACCGCAGACAATCTTGTTGCTTGTTGTGTTGGATGCAACTCATCTAAATCGGGCAAAAAACTATTGCCAGAAACCTTGGAGCTAATATCCAAATCTGTTGCCAGTAAAAATGAAAAGCTTGGAATCAGCCCAAAGAAAATTATTACTGGATCTCACTCCAGGCGTGTTGTACCAAGGTGCGATGAGCAAGCAAACTAAAGAAAAGCCTAAACCGAAACCAAGGCCAACCCCAAATCCATTAGGCAATCAAGCCTGTTGCATCTCTATCGGACGCTAGACTGCCGTTTAACGCTCCCGCGAAAGGCTACGCTACCGCTTGGATGCCTGTGCTTCCGTTTGACGCTCCCGCCGAAACTTATCCCAACGCTCCCGCTGAGACTTGCTAACCTTGGCATAATGCTCCCGCGATAACTTGCGAGCTTTGCACGAACCCTTGACGCTCCCGCCTTTCTTACCTAGGCGAGAAAGGTAGGCCTTTATGATTTCGTCTTCTGTCATAATTTGATATGCTCCTTATACGCTGCGCTGCCGTTTGAATAGCTCACAAGCGTGAGCAGTTTCAAGACATTCCCGCGCTAAGGGTTGAACTTAGGCGCAAACAAGAATTGTTTTTTTAGTTTCCCAACCAAGAGAATCTTTCTAACTCGCGCCGATAGGATTCTCCTTTGGCTTCGGTATCTTCAAGACACTTCACAATGAGTTTTGAGTATTCATTAAGTTTCTTTTTATCGGTAGCTTCCGTAAGGCAAGTGCAGTACGAGGCCGAATCCATATACTCCCAACTTCTACCAACTTTCTTTTCACAACTAAACCTAAGTAAAGGCTGATCGGTGGGGTCGTTTTCGTTATAGTCTCCGCTATAACCTTCGCCTATGCTTTCAAATGTTACTTTATATCTGCTCGTCTTTTTCATATATCCTCTTTCTTTCTTATTCATTCGCGCAATCAATATGACTGCGCTGCCGTTTGGAGTGGGTAAACCTAGCGGTTTAATCCATCCTTTGCTTCTCCCGTGCTAAAGGAGAAGACAAGGCGGGACTATTTGCGCCGATTCTTAGGCCACACTAGCCATACAAAGGCGAGCAGCAGGCAGCCGTGGAGTAGGCCAAGCGCATAAACTTGTGGGCAGTTCATGGCGTTACCTCTTCCAACCTCTCCAACGTATCAATGACAGAATCAATACAGTCTCCAATTGTGGTATCCGTATCTTCACTATCCTTAGGTTTATTCTTTATGCCCTTAGATAATGCTTTTCGGATGTCATACATATCGAATAGGGCGGAACTTATTTCGTTTTTCATTTTGTGTTTTCTCCTTTTTAGTCAACGTATGGGAAAGACAAGTTCGCGTCATCCCATGGTTTAATTGTGATTATATAGTGGATGCGGTTGACAAAGTGATACCCTGCCACAATTGTGGGTACTCCGTTATCATCGTCCACTAACGTCCAAATATGATTAGGATTTTGAGTACGTATAAAGGCTAGGTCTTCACCATACGTTTCAAACCCCATACTATTGTCTTCACGATAGACAGGCTTGTAATCGTCTATGCTAGGCTTTGGCTTTCTCATTTTGTTTCCTCCTTATTCTGCGCTGCATATTTAACCCCCAAGTCAAACATAGTGTTATATGTTACGCTCAGGTGAGTAATCATCTCCGCAATCTCATCGGGCGGGTAGGTTTCAAAGGGTTGCCAAGCCTCAATATCATCTGGAATATCTGACCCGCAATCTTCAAGTGCCTCCACAATCTGTTCACCTGTGGTGTACTTCTCTTCATCCCAACTTGAAAGGTAGTGCTCACAAGCTTCTTTTAGAATATCTGGTTTATTCATTTTGTTTGTGTCTCTCTTTCTTTTCTTATTATCGCGCTCCATTCCATTCCATTCCTCACCGCCCAACGTAGGGCGTTTGAGTAGGACGTGAACCGCGCGAAGAATTGACCAACTGAATTGTAAACGGCGTAAGAGTGTTTGATCATTTCAGTTAATCCTATAAATGAAAAAGCCGTCCTTCTCATTCTCGTTGCCATCATAAGACGAAAGGAAGTGACCTCGGCCATCAGCAGAGACTGCTTCCTCCACGAATCCGTCAAGACCGCCATCAGTCTTATCAATCAGAGCGAGGATTGAATCATTCGCACCCTCGCACTTCTTCGACTGCATAGCCTCCAACGCTTCAGCTAGTTCTTGCGGCAGGTTGCAATATTCGCAGATAAAGCTTGAGCGAAAAGCCCAAGCGGAATCCTTGATATATTCCTTGCAAGCCTCATCAGCTTCCGTATCCGTTCCGACTGCGTATTCATTTCTACCATTCGAGAATACTTCTAAACCATGATGAGTGTAAGTTTCTAGGGTTAGATCGTCTGGATCGCACCCGATTTGATCTGCTACTGCCTCAACTGCGTTTACTGATTTTATCATATTGTGTTTCCTTTTCTTTTGGGTTTCTTTTGTTCCAGCCTATCGGCCAGACCGAAACACACCTTGCGATGTGTTCGGGGTCTGCTCGCTAGATTTCAGGCCATTCGTCAAGCGGATGGGGAAAATTCAATACCGCTTTAAGTGCCTGTATCATTCCACCATAGAAAGCAACATCATGGGGAGATGTAGCGTTTGAAAGTTCTTTTTTTGCCCCAATCAAAAAAACTTCTATTTCTTTTTGTGTTTTCATTTTAAGTTCTCTCATCTTCCTTTATCCTTTCTTTAGTTGACCAGTGATTTAAGTTTTATATCTGCGCACTTGGCAAATTTCACTTCTTCTTTTCTGAACCCGTAGCAATGCTCCAAAATCTCCTCCTTTGAGTAGCCATAAACGCATTGCTGAACACCGCTTCTTTTTGTGCATTTGCACCTATCTGAATGAATGACCGCGCTCACTCCTTTAATCAAAATGAATTCGTTTGATGGTGTCATCTATTTCCTTTATTTATTATTTCACCTCAACTCAATGCCAACAAAAACGCGCTGCGCATATTTGTTGAACGATTCGCCCCAAATCTCCTTTTCGCATTCGCAAAGCTTCAGCAAATCTATCGAATATCCGCCATCAATTCCTTCCACGCCTTCAATTCTGTACCCATCATTTATTAAACAGCGCAGAGTTTCCAAATCTTGCGCCGTTCTTACAATACGAACAACTTTTACCGCGCTCGTTTCGGTATTTTCTGATGTGTGTTTTGTTTGCATATCGACAAGCTATACCATCCGCTTGGATTAGTCAAACTTTATTTTAAGATATTTTATAGTAAGATAAGGAATGGATGAAAACGGCGCAGCTCCTAGCGCGATAGAAAAAGCCAAGAACGGGCGCGAGATATTTTCTGATAAGATTGCCGACGAGATAGTGGCAGCCTGTGGCAGCGGATTCACACTCGAAAAGGCGGGCGCACTTGTGGGCGTTAATCCTTCCACCATTCGAACGTGGGCACAGCGTAAACCAGAATTTGCCAAGCGAGTGGAGACAGCCAGAAAAAGGCACGAATTGTCCCTACTGCGCGACATAGAGCTGGCAGGCGCGAAAAGCTGGCAGGCTAAGGCGTGGATGGCCGAGCGAATCTACAACCACGCAATCCCAAGTGCGCGACTCCAAGTCAGTCAGGATGTTACGCACGGGATAAGCGGGAACTTGGCCTCTTTACTCGCGGGCATCGCGGGCAGAAAGAAAATCACAGCGAGTGCGGAAAAGCGACAAATTGAAAACGGTCATAACTATATTGATATTCAACCAGTTGCTACCAAACCAGAAAATGATTTGTCGAATAATAAGTATTGTATCAACAAGACCAACTCTGTTGAACAACAAAAAGATGCACAATCAAAAACTCCTAAACCTCGACACAAGCAAATGAGACGAAGAAAGCCAAGAGCCGAGTCACTCGCAAAGTATCCGACCACCACCACGCCACCCGCCGATCCCCCAGCCCACATTTAATACACATAAACCCCCCCAAATTATTCTGACTCAAAACAAAAAGAGGTCTTAAACATCACCCATGCCAAAGCCTCCCAAGCGTAGTCAAGAAGAGATACTAGAAGACCTCTCTAAACCCTCTGCATTCGCATCTAATGTATTGGGCATCAATCTTTATGACTGGCAAAGGAAGGTATTACGCGATTTAGAGCCTAGAGACTGTCGCGTAGCCCTGCGTGCAGCCAACGGCTCTGGCAAGACCAGCACCGTCATTTCGGCTATTTTGATATGGCACGCGCTCGTTTACCCGCGCTCAATCGCTGTAACTACGGCAGGCGTTTTCCGCCAAGTCGAAAGCCAACTCTGGCCTAGCTTGCGCAATCACATTGCCAAGCTTGGTGGTGCTTGGGAGGTCACATCTGGCGAGATCCGTTACCTCCACCCCAACGGCAACACATCACGCATCATAGGCTACTCAGCGACCGATCCTGGGCGTGCTGAAGGCTGGCACGCCGAAGACCACGAATACCATCCATTGCTAATGGTGGTGGACGAAGCCAAGACCGTAGCCGACCCGCTGTTTGAGGCCATTAGCCGATGTCAACCAACCCGCTTGCTAATCGCATCCAGCCCAGGCGGGACTAGCGGTGCGTTCTATCGTGCGTTTACCAAGGAAGCCAATATGTGGCAGAAGCACGCAGTCACAGCGTTTGACTGCCCACACATCACGCAAGCTCAGATTGATGAAGTAACCCAGCGATACGGTGAGAAGCACCCGCTGACCCGATCTATGATCTATGGCGAGTTTGTTGACATAGGGCTGGAAAGCCTAGTTATCAGCCTCACCCAGCTACAGAACTGCTACAACACGCCACCTAGATTTAAGCCAGGTGTACGCATAGCAGGCGTGGACTTTGCAGCAGGTGGCGACCAGAACGTTATCTGTATAAGCGATGGCAACAAGATTCTGCCTATGATCGCTTGGCGTGAGAAAGACACGATGGCAGCCGTAGGCAGGTTTATAGTCGAGTTTAAGAAGGCTGGGCTGGAGGCAAACAACATCTACGCTGACGCAAGTGGCATGGGGATGGTTATGTGCGATGCCTTGGCTGAGTCGGGCTGGGTAGTCAATCGCGTGAACTTCGGGGCTACGGCATACGACAATAACGCCTATACCAATAGATCGGCTGAGATGTGGTACGGGATGGCAAAGAAGATTGAGGATGCCGAGATCATATTGCCAGAGGATGAGGACTTGACAGCGCAGCTGACTTGCAGGCGTACAATAACCAACAGCAAGGGCAAGCTTGGAGTGGAGTCTAAGGACTCGATGCGTGCCAGAGGTATAGCCTCACCCGATAGGGCTGACGCGCTGGCCTTGTGCCTCAGTAGCACAAATATGGGTCTTGACTTGACATTTCAGATAGAGCGTCCAACTTGGAAGTCACTTCAAGAAATGATGGTATCCCACGATCCCGTCATGGCTGGATTTGACCCAGGAGGATAAACACTATGAATATCTGGAATTGGATTACTTCAAATTGGCAAGAGATCGTAGCCGCTGTTGGTGGCATCGTTCTTGCAGCTCGCATCATTGTTAAACTCACACCGACCCCAGCGGACGATACGTTCTTGGAAAAGATCGTAAACTTCCTCAAGACAGTCGGACTGAATATTAAATAATCTTTTGTGCTGCGTGCAATCCTTGAGATCATCGCAGCCGTGTTTCGCATCATTCCAGGTTGGAAAGAAAAGCGAACACAAAACCTTGAAAACGATTGGCGCAAGAATCGCGAAGCTATTGAGCGTGATCTGCGTGGTGATTCTTGGTGGTTGCGCAACAACAACACCAGTAACTCAGACAACGGGAGCAGTTGAGTCTTTAGTACGAGATGAAAACTATTCTGCTATCCGTACTGCTGATCCAAAAGTACGCGCTTGGGCAAAGCGCGCTTTACATTACGTCAACGATTTGTCATTTGAACTGAGCAGAGAAAGACAAAAATGAACGCTAAAGATACTCGCCGTACAGATTATTACACAAGAATCATTGATGCACTAAATCAGCGCGAGACTTGGGAGAACCGCCAGCGGTTGTTCTATCAAGCCCGCTACTTTGGTGTACGCCGTAAGGTCAAGCCTTGGCCTACAGCCGCCGACCTTCACGTTCAGTTGATCGACACAGCCATTGAGAAGCTGAAGCCTTCATTCGTAAACAGTGCGATTGGCAACGACATCCTTTCCAGCTTTGTACCGATGCGCCAGCAGTTGACCCCGCTGACCGTATCAGCCGAGCGTTGGTTTGATTACAATATGCGTGAGCGCACAAACTTTCAGAAAGAGATTGTTTCCGTAATTGACAATTTGCTGCTCTATGGGCGTGGCGTGTCAAAGGTAATCTGGAATGAGGACAAGAAGCGCATTGAGTTTGAGGCTATTGATCCTTTCCATATTATCGTTCCTTCTTATACTAAGGAGTTCAAAGATGCAGATTTCATCGTTCACATCATCTCAACGAGTGTCGATTCCTATAAGGCAAATCCCTTGTACAAGCAGGATGAAAACTTTATCAAAACAATTTCTGGTAAACCCTCCAAATCGGTGGGCTTACGAAGTGAGATTCAAGACGAGATTTATAGACGCGAGGGAATTACTCAAGAAGCTGAGAATGATCGTATCATTCTTTGGGAGATGTACACACCTTCCGAAGACGGATGGAAGGTTGAAACCTACAGTCCGCTTGTAGTAACCGAAGATGTCCGCAAACCTTTCACATTGCCCTATCGTCATGGTGAACCACCTTTCGTAGATTTCCCTTATGAAGTTACTGGTGGCGGTTGGTACAGTCCACGAGGTGTGGCCGAGATCCTCCTCCCGAATGAGAACCTCCTCAATAAATTAAAAAATAGTCTCTCTGACTATGTGGAGCTTGCCAACCGCCCAGTTTTCGAGGCACAGAATCCCATCTCGCTAAACACATCGAACCTAAAGATGCAACCTGGGCAGATTCTGCCACAAGGCTTGAAACCAGTTCAGTTTAGCCAACCTCCATTTGACTTCCAGAAACTGATGCTCGAAGAGCGTTTGCTTTCCGAACAGCGGATGGGCAATCCAGACTTTGGTGCTGGCTCGCAGTTCCAGGTGTCGGATCGCAAGACTGCTACCGAGATTCAGGCGTTGCAGTCGCAGGCAGCAGCGTCTGGCGATTTACGCAATCGCATGTTCCGAATGGGTCTAGCCCATCTCTTCAAGCAGTGCTGGTCGCTTTACACGCAGTACAACAAGAAAGACTTGATGTATCGCTATGCGGAAGAGACAGGCTCAATGCCTCCAGACGGTATCCACGATGAGTACTCGATTGAACCAAAGGGTGGACTTGACTTTATTAACCGCCAGTTCGCGTTGCAGAAGTCTGTAGCTCGGATGCAGATGTTCCAAAATAATAGCTATATTAACCAAGGAGAACTGGTAAAGTCAGTGCTTGAACAAGACGATCCCTCGCTGGTCCGAAGACTCTTCCAAGATCCGAACGCAGCCTCTGGCGATCAAGCTGAAGATCAAGCGATTGAAATCGCAACTATGCTTGCAACTGGATTCCCAGTCGCAATCAAGCCTAGCGATGATCACAAAGCGCATATATCCGTTCTCTTCGCGTTTAACCAAGCGGCTCAACAGCGACAACAGCAGGTCGATCAGAGCGCAATGCAAGTTCTAATGGCGCACTTACAACAGCACTTGCAGGCGTTGGAACAGATTGACCCCAACACATCCCGCGCAATCCAGAAACAGCTTCGTGATGCGGCTAAAGGTCAGATGCAACAGCAGGGGCAACAATTGCCTCCAGAAGCAATGCAACAGCAACCCCAACCACAGGTAATTTAATATGGCAATCAAAAGAAAAACAACTCCAAAACCAGCGGCAAGACCAACGCCTAAACCACTACCTAGACCAAAGCCAGCACCGCTTGATTTAGTTAGAAGCCCTAATTTTGATGCGGCATTGGCACAGCAGGAATATCAAAATTCAATTGCAGATTTTCGCGCACGCATGCTTGCGGAACAGAATGCAGCTGACGCGATGGGTGTAAAATATATTGCAACAATGGGGACAAGTCAGCCCATCCCTCCAGGCGGTGGTCTTGGCGGACTAACAGCAGATCAAGCTGGAATTTCTCCAGAACAAAGAAGAATCCTTGATGATTTGATGGCAAAACAAGCCCAACAACCTATCCCTCCAGGCGGTGGTCTTGGAGGTCAGCAACAGCAAATGCAGAACTACCAAAACTTCCTCCAGCAAAGCATCCAACGTGGCAATACAATGAACCAAGATGCTGCTACAAACTTTGCCAATATGCAGGCAGGTGCGCCAACCACAGAACCAGCAACTCCATCTACAGCAAAGCCAACTATGCCAGTCGCAGGATTTGGCATGCAAAAATCTAAAGCAATACCACTACCAAAAACTTTCTCGACAAGAAATAATCAATCTGCCAGATTTGCTTGATGAAGGTTCCAGTAATGCGCGATGCCTTTCAGCAGGAAGGCTTGGCAAAGCTGTGTGAGTGGGCAAATGAACAGGGTGCAACTGGTAGGGCGGTTGAGATTGGTTCTTATAGTGGCGAGGGAACAGTAGTTATTGCAAAGTATTTCAAGGATGTTATTGCCGTAGATCCTTGGCTAAACGGCTACGACATTAACGACAGGGCGAGTCAGCAATGCCCGATGAAGTTTGTATTTGATGCCTTCCAAGAACGTGTATCTCCATTTAAGAATGTTTTATACAGCAGAGGCAAAAGCCTAGATGCCCTACAATTCTTCAAGGATGGCGAGTTAGACCTAGTTTATATTGACGGAGATCATAGGTACGAAGGCGTGCTGGCAGACCTAAAAGGCTGGCGCAAGAAGCTTAAAGAAGGCGGGATTATGGCTGGTCACGATTGGAGTTGGCAGTCAGTAAAGAAGGCTTTGCTTGAAGAAATAGGACAAAAGGACTACACGCTATTCCAAGGCGATTCTTGGGCAATAAAACTATGAGAAAACTAAAAGCAGCATTGGCGTTCATCAGAGATCAAGAATGGGTCAACGAACCCAAGTGGGAAGATGAGGACGAGAAGGCATGGACAGGCTTCTTGTCGACTCCCACCGGACAGAAGCTGAGCTTGATTTTACTAAACCTAACCTTACGTCAAAATAGCTCTGCGGTAATGAAGAAAGCGGAGGCACTTGCAGACGCTTGTGGGTATGCTAAAGGATTTCGTGGGTGTGTTGCGACCTTAGAATCGCTCGCATCCCAAAAACTTAACTCCGCCATTCCAGGCTATGGGGATGGATCGGATGAACCAGTAGCCGACTAACCTTTAGGCAGAATGACTCCCTGCCGACAAGTGTAAAGAAAGGGTCAAAATGGCAGATTCAATGGAAGTTACTGAACTGGATATGTTGAAACTTGCGGCGGCAGCCGATGCAGGATTGGAAACAATCCCAAAGGATGAGCCAGAAGTTGAAACTGAAACAGAGGTAAATTCAAGCGGAGATAACGAGCAGACACCCGCGCCTGCTGATGAAGCCGAAAAAACAAAACTAGAAGCATCGGATGATGTTTCGTCTACCAAGGAGAAATCCGAGGAAGATAAAAGTTCTTTAACAACGCAATCTTCAGAAGACAAGTCGGAGTCGGCTTCCGAAAAGAAGCCTACCCGTTACGAGAAGGCTAAGTCACGACTTGAGAAGGAGTGGGAAGATGTCCGAGCCGAGAAAGCCAGAATCAAAGCAGAACGCGAACAGATTGAGGCTGAAAGGGCAAGGAAGACTTCAGAAGCTCCTCAAGGCGAGACAAAGACAGCAAGTCGCAAGTTTAGCGCGGAAGATTACAGGGAAGCGGCAAAGAGCTACCGTGATGAAGGCCGTGACGATCTTGCGAAACTCGCTGAAAACAAAGCCAGCGAAATTGAAGTTGAGGACAAGAAAGAGTTCCAGCAGAAAACTCAAGCAGAGCTAAAGTCTGCGTGGGACAAGAATCTGATGGAAGAGGTTGACGCAAACCCCGAACTCAAAGACTCAACTACTCCTCTGTATAAAGCCGTAACGGAAATGTTGCAAAACCACGCTATCCTGCGTAATTACCCAGCGGGTATCAAGGATGCGGTTGGAATTGCCAAGGTTAAGCTTAAAGCGGAGTCCGCCTCCGATTTGTCGAAAAAGGTTGCAGAGTATGAGAAAGAACTTTCTCAACTCAGAAAAGCGACTACTCCAGCGTCAGGTCAACCCAAAGGTCCTGCCAAGACTAAAGCTTTTCACGAACTGACTCTTGATGAGCAAGAACGTGAATTGATGAAAATGGCAAGCGAAGTTGACAGAGGTTGAGTAGTCATAACAAACAAGGATACTT